TAAACATTGTTAGCTACATTAGCACCAGGATTATTATGTTCTGGTTGATCTGGTAGCCATTCGCCAAAAGGTATTTGCATTATTTTCCTACTTTTTTAATAGCTTTTTTGTGAGCTTTATTAAAACTCATTCCTTGTATCATTTCTTTAAGCATTATACTCATGTGTTTTTTACTATGATGAGGAGAATGTTTTTTTATTAATTTTTTTTCTCTTTTATCTATCATGTTGTTTATCCATTATTACTTGTAACAATTCTTGATATATCATTAAACGCACCAGGAACACTTACATCACCTCTTTGTTGTAAAGGTGCATTTCCATATTGATCTTCTCTGTCATTTCTCTCAAGTCTTTCAAGAGATGTTACATATTGTTGTTGCCATTGTTGAACTTGTCTTGGTTCAATACCACCTAAAAAATTAGCAGCATGATATAAAGCACCATATAAATAAATTGAAGGGTGATTAGATAAAATATAATTAGAAGTATTTGAATCTGATAAAGCATCAAATTCTTTATAATAATTTATAACTGCTGTGTAAGAGCTTGAAGGGATTGGAGCAAATCTAAAATTATCACCAAGTATTGTAAATGTTTTTGGCATTCCAGTAGTTGAACTACCTCTAATTTGATCCATTTGAGCAGGTGTAATATATTCTAAAGAATGTTTAGTTCCACCTTCTAAAATATAAAAATCTCTAACTTGTAAAAAACCTGTTGGTAAAGTTTCTGTTTCAGAATCAATAGTAAATGAAGCATTTGACTCTATCATTCTACCAATTCTTAATTTAGAATTAAAATCTTTTTCTGCTAAAACAATAAAATCTTCAGCTATCTCAGTTGTAAGATCAGTTCTATTTAACCAGTTTGCTATTGATGTTTTTAAATCTGAGTATGTTGCTAATGCCATTATAATTTACCTTCTGCTGTTTTAAAATATTGAAACTCATTACTATTTAATTTTGTTTTTAATATTTTATTTTGAACTTCTTTAGGAAGTACAAACCAATTACTATCACCATTATACTCTTTTGCCCAAACACTTAAAGCTAAAGTTGGAATACTAGCTACTCTTTTTAAATCTCTTGATTTAGAATAACCATCATCTTGATTTAATAATATTTTATTATGTCTTAAATGAGGATCTATATTAACTTCTTCATTTAAAACAATTTTCTTTTCCATTTCGTCTATAGAAAATGTTTCTTTTTTTAAACCATCAACAACTATATCTTTTTTCATCTGCCTTGACCTTTATATCTAGTTAATTTCTTTTGAAGTTTTTCACTTTTGTTTAAAGATTTTTTATGACAACCTGGTCGTTTTTTAGGCTGATCTCTTGGAACAAAGTGAGTAAACTTTTGTTTAGCCACTAAGCACTCATTTCAGTAATAGAAACTTCAGCAGTACCTATAAAAGCCACTTTCTCACCTGGTGAAACTTTAAAAATTTCAGGTTGGTCAGCAGGTATAAAAATAGTTGATGAATTAGCAGTTGCAACCGCAGTTGGGTTTGCACCGAATAAAATATAAATATCAGCAGTTGATGCTATTCTTACATATTCAGTTTGTGATCCAAATGCAGCAGATTGTGCTGATGTTCCACCACTTGTTTTACCTTGATGTGTAGTAGGTCTTAATCCGTAATTAAAACTCATATTTTTCTCCTAATTAATTATGGGGGAAATACCGCTAGGCAAGATCCCCCAAATATTGTTATATACTATTATCTTCTAATTACGAAAGTAATTTCCATTTTAGAAGTATTTGATGAACCACCATTAGTAATACATTCAATAGTACCATCTTCAGCAACAGTATTTAAAGCTGTTGGAAAAGCAGTTGCTACTTTACCAGCTGAACCTGAAGCTACATGACTTATAGCACCTCCAGTTACTGCAACACCACCTATTTCAAAAGAGATAGCTGCTGTGCCAGTTGTAGTTGCTTTGTTGTGAGTGATGATTTTTACAATTTTTCCACCATCAGGTACACAAACAAAAGTTGATGAAGCTGTTGAAACATCTGGAATTGCAGATGTTAAAAAGTAATCGTTTAATGTTCTCATTTTTTTATCCTATTTATTTGCTTCGTTCCGTCATTGACTTCAAAGACCAAACAAAATTGTTAATTGAATGATGGGGGATAATTCCCCCACCACTTTAGATTTATTATGAAGTAGTTAAATCTGTGATTAAACCACTTGCTTTTTCATTTCTTGACTCAAGAGTGTACTCAGCAACCATAAATCTTTGGTCAGCATCAGCAGTTTGTGCTGGTGTTTGCAGAGAGAAATCTCTTAGGAAAGAAACTGCCCAGTATTCCATATCTAGGATGTGAGCATCTTGACCGATTTTAGCAGAAGTACCATTAGCACCTCTAATAAATCTGTTTGGAGCTACTTGCATAGTTCCAAAGTCTGATTCATATACATCAATAGAAGTAATTAATCTTCTATCTTCAGCAGCATCAAATCTAGTAGATCCACCAGTAAAGCCAGATAGTTTCTGTTTGTTAAAAGCATTCACCATAATCATGTTAGGGTTTCCGCCTTCATTGTAACAGCTAACTAAAATACCTTTTAACTGATCTTCAGTAAAAGCTCTTTGAGTTCCATCTGTTCTTATAGCACCATTACCAGCACCAGAACCATTTGCACCTGCGTCAACATTAGTTTCGTACCAAGTTGGACATCCACCAAGTTTTCTTGCAGTTGTTGAATTACCAGCAGATTTAGCGACATTAGATAAAAGAGCAGTTTCCATATCTCTTTTTAATTCTTTTGCAGCTTTAGCTACTTGGTAAGCCATCTCATTATTTCTTCCAGCAGAAGTTACAGCTTCGTTAGTTGCAGTAACTTGAATTCCTTTAGTAGAAATTTGAGTGTGGTTATTTTCTAATACAGTTGGTGACATAGTTCCATAAGAAATATCAGCACCTTCAACAGCAGCATTTGCAGCAACATCAGCTAGTGCATCTGTTTGCCATTGGTGTAAAGTATTAGTTGCTTTTGTTTTTGCAACTCCAGACATAAAAGGTGTTTCTGTTGGACTAATTGAATAAATTATGTCCGCTAGATCTTCTCTTATACCTATAGTCGTATATGTTTGGTATTTAGCCATTTGTTTTCTCCGTTAGGTTATTGTTTATAGATAACGCATCAGTAAATCGGTAGCATCTTTTGCACTTCCGCTTTTCTTCAACGCATTCATCTTCTTCAACCTAGACTGATTATTCAAATCTTCTTTAGTAGCTTTAACTCCTGATTTAACAACTGCATTTGGCTTGACTTTTTTACTTACTAAATTGGGTTTAGTCGCATTAGCTTTCATGCCATCCATTATCACATCAAAATATCTTGAATCATAAATTCTTGAAACATCATCATTTGTGAAGCCTTTAGAATTTAAATAACTCATAATATTATTTTTAACTGTAGAACCCTTGATAGGGTCAGCAATTTCAGGATGTTTTAAATGAAGTTTTTTTTGTTCATTTTTTAATATTTCCTGAAACTGAGATTCTTGATGTTCTCTCAGTTTTTGCTGTGCTTGTTGAATTGATTGTTTTCGTTTTTGTATCTTACGATCAACTCTAGCAGCTTCAGTTGGATCTTCATCCCAAAGAGCATCAAGCTCTTTAGAATTCATATCATTGTTAATCTCAGCATTTAAGGTAACTACTAATGAATTTAAATCATCCATCTTAGTTGAATACTGATTTTTAAGACGATCTTCTTCAGATTTTAGCTCTCTTTTTTCAATCGCTATCTCCTCAGTTTTTCGTCTGTAGTCAGCATCTTTTTGATAACCTGCTTTTAATTCTTCAAGGTCAACATCAATCTTTTCACCATTAACAATAACTTGGTGTAGATCGGTTTCTTGTTCTTCAATTGCATTTTCATCTTGTGATGCTTGTTCTTCATCTGCTACTTCCATTGTTTCCTCTGGTTGAGCAACAGGTTGTTGTTGTTCTTCGGTTTCAGTTTCCACTTTCGCTTCAACTTCTTCTTTTGGTTCAACTGGTGCAACTTCTTCTTGAGGTTTTTTGATAACACCTTTGGTGTCCATTAAACTTTCAATAGATTTTGCTGCACCTTGTACTGAAGCATTATTCAGTAAAGGGTTTGTTTCAGACATTAAGTCCTCCATAGTTAAGTTGTCGTTAGACTTGACTTATTTTAACCTTGATGGTTAAAATTTTGTATTATCTTGTTGTTTTCTAAAATCTTCCAACTGTTTAGCTGCAAGTTTTCCTGTTTCAATAACAGTAAGTAGATGTTGCTCTACTTTTCCAACAACATTGTAAGCAATCCAAAGTTTTTCTCTGGTATCACTCTCTTTAGCACCTGTTTTTTCTAAAAGTGCCTCAGAATAAATTTTTTTAAGAGTTTCCATACTCTCTTGAAAAAGTTTACTCTCTAATATCTGTTTGGCTTCGTTGGATCGGCTGATTTCTACCGCCCTGTCCGCCTGGTCTTTCGCTTTCATTTATTCCTTGTAGTTGTTTGCCAAACATATTAGTAGATTTTGCCGCTTCTTCAAGTATTTTGTTATCTCCAGCAACCATCATCTTATCTAAATCTGCATCTGCTTTAATTTTTGCAGTATCAAGTTGCGTATTATATTTTAAAGCCATCTCTTTTATCTTAGCCTCAAAGTCTAATTGCATTTCTTGAGTTTTTTGTTGTAATTCTTGAGATTGTAATTCTAGGTCTGCAAGTTTTCTCTTATTCTCAGCATCAATTCTAGTAAATTCTATCTTCTCAATCGGTGTTAGTGGTGGTGGTTGAGGTGGTGGCATCATTTGTTTGCCCACATCAGGATCTACAAAGTAAGTTTCTACATTTTTTAGACCTGCGTTCTCTACCATCTTAGTCAAAGTGTTATACATATTTTTAAGATTAACCATTGGCATCTCTTTTCCACCTTGTATTTGGAATGCTTGTAGTTGTCTTTCTAAAATACTGTTTAGCATAATTGTTTGTTGCTCTTTAGAACCAGTTCCAAGTCCAACAACTATTGAAATATTAAATCTATCTTTCCATTCAGTAGGTCTTACTGGAATATACTGATTACTCATCATAATAATTTTTTCTTTATCTTGATATTTAACCATTAGTTCAAATATTTTTTTAAATAAACTCTTAACACCTGTTTCTGCAAAGACTCTAGCAATCAATTCTGATCTCATTTGAGTTTGTTGCATTAAAGCATTTACACCAGTAGCTGTTTTAGCATTAAGTGTATCAGGACTTAAACCTTGAGCTTCTTTTGAAACACCAGTTCTACCTTCTCTAACTGAATCTAAATAAGATAATAATGGAAAGGCTTGTTGTGAAATTGGTTGAGCTTGTAATGGTTGCATTACTTGGTTCGGTGGTTGTTTAGTTCTTACAATTCCACCAGGTCTAGTCGTAAGTAAATCATCCATATTTACCATACCATCCATAACTGCAACTCTGTTGTTATTTGTTAAATACATATTGTCTAACAACTGTCGCATCACAGTAGATTTCATTAACTGAACATCTTCTACTAATTCTGCAATTGATCTTCCATAAAATCTATGAGGCATTGGAATAGGAGTGATCGTTACGAAAGGAACATTATCGCAAGGCATATTAGATAATATGTGATTACCATCTGAACCAGCTGAAACTATTTTTCTAAGTTCAGCAATTCCATCTTCATCGTAATCATATTTTACATAAGACTCATAAACTAAAACTTTTTCTGTTGTAGTATCTGTTGCAGATGAAATATTATAATCATCCACATCAGTTAATCTTACATTCTGTTCATCATTGTAAATATCTAAATCTGATTTTGGTAGTTCATCAATCTCATCTTGAGGATAACCCATCGCAACTAAATCTGATCTTGTCATTAAAACTTTATGAGAAACAAAATCTGCATCCTCAATTGTTTTAGCACTTCTATCAATTAAAAATTCTTCAGGTGGAATACTTTCAATTTTTACTCTACCTGTTTTTTTAATTCTTTTAATTTTGCAATTATATAAATCAAAATTAGGAACTTGAACTTGAGATGTATCTACTCCTTGAGCTTGGTATTGTTCTAATACTTTTTCAAATTCTTCTTTGGCAGACTCATCTTCAAATACTTCTTCCTCTACAATTTCTATTTCATCTTTAGTATCTTGCAAAGCCTCTTTTTCAACTATAGATAAATTTTCATAAGTTTCGTAATCTACTTTTTCAGAGTCATCCCAATAAATTTTTAAGAAACCATTTTTTTCAATTAAGGCATCTTTGAAAAAATTATATAATAATTGGAAGCCATCATTCTCTTTATAAAAAACATGATTTAAATAAGCTGTCGCTTGTGCTGCCATTGGAACATCTTCTGCTGTCATTGGTTCACAATGAACAACTTTATCGGATGCTGTAAATACTCTTAATAAATTTGGTAATAAACTTTCAATCGTATCTGCAACATCGGTTGATACTACTTGACTACGACCATCTATTTCTGTTCCTAGTTTATCACCTAAATAATATTCTAATGATTTAGTTCTAGAGTCTGATAACTGACCACCTAGATAACCTAAAGCATTTTGTATTTGATTTGATAATAAACTTTGTAATTCTATGTTTGATTTTTCTTTATTTTTTTTTGCCATATTAAACTATATAATTTGTATCTACTTCTATTGGCTTATCCCAATCGGTTGTTTGTAGTGGTTCTGTAACAGCACCATACCTTACCGAATCGCAAAAGTGTGATGCCCAATTGTGTAGGGGTTTATTCCTAAAACAATTATTTTTTTCATCCCACCGCTTACAATATGATTTTAATGCTTCTACTAGCTTATTGCAATTGTTTTTATGAAAAAAACACTTGGGTAACATTCGTCTTACTTGCTCAATACCATCTTCTACACTAAGTTTGGGTGCTATGTCAAATTCTAAGCCTAGCTCTTTAGCGGTTTCCCATCTGGATTTATTTGTGCCGATTTCTCTAACTCTAATATCATGGGGAGCTATGTGCTTTGAATAGTTATAAGGTTTACTATCTATGACATTTATATAATGCTCTAATCCCTCACCAGAATTTTCGTAGCAATCAATTATTCTAATTTCGCCATTTGTCCTTCGTTGAGCAAAGGTGATTACTGTACTATCGTTCATTCCTAAATCCCACCAGGTTTCAACATCTAAACTATCGTCTATATCAAAGTTCTTAACATTGCCAGACTCCTCTAGCTCCTCAATTATAGATCCAAAATAAGAACCACTTATTCCAGCTTGAAATGAGCATTCAAATTCTTGTTCGTAACTTTCAGGCGACATTGTTTGTTTAGCAGCATCTAATTCTTCTTGAGCTATGATCTTTGTTTCACTAGCTTTAAATACTTTAGTAAACCAATCTTTATTTGTTTTAGCTTTCTCATGTAATTCGTAGAACCAGTTTCTTCCCATCGGTGTGCCTATGAAGATTGCGAAGCCTTTTCTGTCCGATAGACATGGTCTTAAAATGGTATCAAAAAGGTCTGGCGAAAGGTTTTGTGTTTCATCGCAAACTATACCATCAAAGTATTGACCTCTAATAGCTGCACTATTCTCACCACCCAAGATTTGTATTCTTGAATTGTTTATAGAAAAGTCCACCCTTAATTCTGACTCATTAAACTTAACTCCTGGAATTGTGGCAGAAAATTGTTTCATGTAATCCCATGCAGTAGATTTTCCCTGCAAACGATATGGAGAGATGAAAGCATATCTAGGATAGGGTTTAGTGCTTGTCAGAGCAGCTCTAATGAGATGGTTGATAGCAAAGACAGTCTTACCCCCTCTACGATGAACAATCACTACATTGAAGCGGTTCTTATCGCATTTTTCATGCAAAAAATTTTGGATTTGTCTTGGCGAATAAGGAATTACAATTTGTTTCATTTTAAAACAAAACCCCCCCTAATGAATTGTTTCATTTGAATCAGGATAATCGCTTGGTAAAATAAATTGTGTTCTAAGAAACTCTGAAAAGTCGTTAGCTTCTGCCTCATCCTCAAAACCTTGAAAGTGTGTAATCACAATTGGTTTCTTGGTTTTCTTATCTTTCATAATGAAGATTATTGTTTTTAGAAAAGTATCATCCATTTGTTTATGCCTTGTATCAATATTATTTTAGAAGGTAACGCAAAAAGTGGGTATACCACTTTTAAAACCCCCCATGTTCGCTATTTGTTCTTCATAATTCAGTTATTACAACCACAACATTCATAATGATAA